CTATTTTCCATATTTGTCCAATATTTCCATTATACTTCTCATCACCAGTATCATTAATTCTTAAATTATCTGTAACCACCCAATCTCCTATTTGTAGTTTCCATTCTTGTGTAGGAGGTTGTAATTCAGTTAATGGTATAAGAGATTTAGAAAATGCTTCTGCTTCTTCTAATGTAGGAAACCATTTAAACTCTTCATTACATTGATAACTAGGATTTGCTGGCATATAACTACCATATTTTTCAAACCAAGCTGTATCTCCTGTATTCTTTTTAATTTTATCAATAGTACCTTTAGGATAATTATGTTTATTTGCTGTTAAGAAAACAGCATAACTACCTACACTCCATTTTTCTACAGGTTTAACTTCATGTACAATCTCTGCCCACTTACCATGTTTATATATACATCCTTTACTCATTTCTCCATATATATGACCTGGAGGAGAAGGATACCAATCCATACTTTCCACTGTATGTACTTCATAACCACCAGCAGCACATTTATATTTTGTACCTATAGGATAGAGGTTTTTAGCTTTAGTTAATAAATCTTCTTCATCTTTAGCTATATAACCGATACTACTAGTTATCTCAGCTGTTCTATATCCCATAAGTACATCTCTAGGCATTCCTTCATCATATAATATTGAGAATGGTTTCCAATATGATTGTTTATCTCCATTATTAAAATGAAACTTATTATCACTTTTTATAAATAAATAAGTACCTTTTACATAATATATTTTATCATAGTCATTATTATATCCTTTTGATTCAAGCCATTTTGAAGCTTTCTCCATTTCTTCTTCTGAAGAAATTTCTATATATTGTCCTGTTAAGTTTTTCATAATATTTGTTTTTTATCTATGTTTATATAACTCACTTGCCAACCATTATGATTAAAAGGATCAGAAAGTTTTATACAATAAGGATACATAGAACGTTCATTAATATCTTCTATAACCCCTCTCATTTTTGTAGGAATAGAATCTATTTTTTGTATAAATTCTATTTCATCTCCTATTTTATACTTCTTGGAGAACAGTTTGCTCCAATAATTCTTCAATTGAGAAATCAGTGTCATTGCAGTTTTTTATTAGTTCTTGTAATAATAATAAATTCTCTTCAGTGAAAGCAAACCTGTTTAATAAGAAAAACTCATAAGGAGAACAAGACTCATCTAATTCTATTTCAGCAATATGTACCCCTATTTCATTTTGTGGTTTACATAATGTTGTAAATATGATTGTATATTCTTGTCCTTTCTTTAACCACTTATTCTGTGGTATTTCCTTGGGACGGTTTTGATCATTAATACATATTGCTGTACACATAATTATTATTTTAAAATTATAATTAATACTATAATTATTGAAATCATTTCAAAAGGATGATTATTAATCCAATCTCCTATTTTGTCTACAAAATTACAGATTTTCATATTTGATTTGTTTAATTGTTAAAAAATAAAAGTCCCCAGTATAGAAATACAAGGACGTGTGTAGCCTTTGTAAAACAAAGTTTTAATTATCTATAAGTTTAAGTCCTAATGCTATAGCTTCATCTGAAGATAATTCATTGTGAATTTGATCATGACATAATCTACATGAACTTTTCCAAGTAGTTGTCTTTAAATAATACTTCTCTCTATCTCTACCAGAATACAGATGATGTATATCTGTAGCTCTAATAATACATCCAGGAAGTTTCACTTGACAATAAGGATTAATAATAAGAAAACCTGTTCTAAGCTTAGAATAAATATCCATTTCTTCTTTTTTCTTTTTAGAAACAGGAGCAATAGCTTTAGGTTTTTCTTTTTTAAACCAACATGTTTTACAATACTTTTCATTCTTACCTTCAGACTTATATATGTAACTAGGTTCTTGACATCCTGTACATATTTTTAATTTAACTTGTATTCCCATAAGACTGTAAAATTAATATTATTATCTCAATTGATAAAAGTTTTTTGGTAATAACCCCACTTCTAAAAGTTTATTAATAATGTCAATCTTTTTAAGCCCCAGTTCTTTAAAACTAAATGTTTCATCTTCTAATTCATCTAAATGTCCTTTAACATTAGTTAAATGTTTTACTAACTTACTATTAGGAAATAATGCTAATAAGAAATTATCTACATTTGTAAAAGTGATGTCTTGTTTCCAATTACGTAGTATTCTTTGAGCTTTAGTAAATGTAATTTTAACATTTCTTTTTTGTTCTTCAGTCATTACATTGATTTCATGTATAGAATATGCAGTGAAACCATAAACAACTTTAGAATAAATATCTTGTTGTTTTAGAGATAGTTTTAAAACATTCTCCTCAATCTTTTGATACTTAACAGTACCTTCTTGTTGAATCTTTTTTATGAAGTCATACCTCATAAATTGGTGTTTATTGTTTTCTCCATAAGATACTATAATACCATTGGAGTTAGCAGAAATTGATTTCTGTTCATTAAATTTTGTCATTTTAAAATTTATTTAATTGTGAATATAAAAAAAGGGAGCCTATTTTTAGTAGACTCCCTTTACGTTTCTATAATTGTTTTTTTATAAAACTGGTTCTGATTGTTTGTTAGTGATCATAGAACTCATTTCTTTTTGAGCAGCTAACACTTCTTTAATTTCATTAGTGTTATCATGAGTTAATAACTCATCTACAGCATCTGGATTTGATGTATAGAAAGATTGTCTATAAATAGGTTGATCATCTACACGGCAAATAATACCTGTATCACCAGCTATTTTTAAATCTCTATCAGGATTTTCTGTATTAAATGGAATTAATGATTCCACCACTACAATTTTACCAGGAAGTGTTGTTCCTTCAACATATCCTGTACTTAAAAGATCTTCTGTCCTACCTTTTATTAAGGCAGATCTTTTTACATTTCTTAACCAGCCTTCATTATTAATCTGAATAGCTTGTTGTTCTACTCTCATATAACCATAATCAGGGTTATTTTGGGAAATTCCAATTACATTTCCGTTTTTGTCTGCTACAATTGTAACTTTACTCATGTTGTTTTTGTTTTTTGTTTTAATCATCTATTTCAAAATCTATATCTAAATCTGAAAGTTTTTCCAAATCAGGTATATCTGTGAGTTCTTTGAATATTTTAGGTTCGTCTTCTGTTAAATCAATTTTGTTCAATATAGATCCATGCCAAGGGTTTTCAACTAAATCCCCATAATTAAAGGCTATTAAGTATTCTAATTCTTCATCAGACATTTCAAAATATTGTTCAGTGCTCATTTCTATCACACGTCCATTAGGTAATTGGTACATCATCTTATATACAATTTTATCTGATAAAAATAACAAACAAAATTTATATAAATTTCAATATCAACATATTCTATGGATTATAGAGCTATAACTAACGTTTAGTTAGTTCTTTAAGCTTTTTTTTATAATATTTATTAGTGGTATTAATATGTTCTTGTTTTTCAACAAGCTTCATTTTAATCTCACTAACTTCTTTTTTCAGTTCTTCACATTCTTTTTCTAAGTTTTTAATGTAAGGACCAAAAAGATGTTTTAAATTAATCATTAATCAGTAAATTTTTTGTATAAGTTTGAAAATCTACCAGTGAATGTTTCATTAAAAGAACCACTTAATTCTGGCATTTCTACTAGTTCAATTTTGTTTTTTTGTTTTTTTTCTACTAATTCACCATCAGTAGAAATAGATAAAGCAGGACGTTGTATTTCATAAACTAAAGATTCTGTTCCATTTTTAGAATCAATTATAATTACTACAGCTTCATGTGCAATAGGAATATCTTGATAATTTTCCATACTAGCCATCTTTTCTTTTGGAACAGTTCTTAACCAAGCTTCAGCACTCCATACTACAGAATGAGCTATAAAACGTTTTTTAAACTCTTTAATAATCTGAGGGAGAATTTCTTCTACAAAATGTTCTTTTGTATTATCATTATTTAAATATTCTTCAGGTATAGGAATTTCTATAAGAGCTGGTTTACCATCTTCACTATCAATAATATCAGCAAATATACCAATACTACTACTCATACTTCCTTCTTCTTGTATGTTTTCTTTTATAAAACTTAAATAGTCTTCTCTAATTATTTTAATTTGTTCTTCAGTCATTGTTTTTTGTTTTAATCTTCTACAGAAATTTTAACATCTTTTCCTTTGATAATTTCATCTAATACATTATCAATTAACACTCTTTGTTCAGAGTTTAAATGTAATATTTTATCATTAATATCAAATATCTCTAAAGAATCTCTTAATTCTTCATTAAATACATCACGTATTTCTTTTCCTAAACTAGCTTTAACATCATCAATAATGTATTCACATTTATTTATATATCCGTTAAATGTATTTTTAACATCTCCTTTACAATCTATTTTAACAATCTTAAAATACATAAGAGCCATGTTAATATTGTGAAGTCCTTTAGCTAATGAAAATGCGTCCATTGTTATATGTTAAAATTTACTGATTCAATCACTTCTTCAACTCTGCCTCCATATATAGGAGCTCTATCTGTTTTGTTTATAACTGATAAAACAACAAATAGTTCAGCTAACTGATTATAGTCCACTTCTTTGGAATATATAGTTTTAGGAAATATAATTCCATTACCTGTATCTAATAAAGAAAGTATTTTTTCACCTCTACAATCATCAGCCCAATCTCCTCCATTACTTCTATATAAAGTGATATTTTCTCCTTTATCAGTGGTTTCTATTGTTACATCATAATCATGTACTTCAATAATACTATCATAAGTATTGTAAACTTTAAATTTTCTCATATTATTTTGTTTTTGTTTTGTATTTACACATTTAGGGGACGTTTTTTCTATGTCATAACACTAGTGTCTTCTTGATTACTTAATATAACATATACAGATCTTCTACAAATCTATATAGTTTCTATTGTTCATTGCTTGACTCCAGGGGATTTATAGTTTATACTAAAACGGCTCCCTAAATCGTGTAATTATGTTACTAGTTACCAGCTAACAATCCTTTAGCAGTAATTTTTGTTTTTGAATTAATTAATTCCAACACTTGTTGTCCATCTTTAGAAGTTCCTAAGAAGTTTTTAAGCATTTGAGCTTTTAAACGTTTAGGAGATTTTTGAATATTAACTATTTCAATATTAAGTTCATTAATTTTAGTATTCAATTCTCTAATTTGTACATTCAATTTATCATTTTCTGCTTGTTTAGTTTTACAAAAGGCTGATACATCTCTAGTGTCACAATTATGTATAGCAACTTCATAATCATTATATTTAAATCTTAATGTAGTACCAGAATAATATCCACCATTAACAGTAGGTATTTCATCTGTAACAATTGTTTTTGGTAAAAATTTCTTTAACAAATATTTATGATGTTTTTCATATGTTTCACTATGATTATCTGAAACTTTTTCACTTAAAGCATCTTTCTTATCTGTAACCATTTTAAGTTCTGCCTCAAGCTCTGTAAGCTTGTTATCAATCATTATATCTATTAAATCATCTTTATTAATAGATAGGTCTAAATTGTTTGTTTGTTTTAAGTCCATAACTTGTTTTTTTGTTTTGTTTTTTAATAATTATTTATTTAAGATTGTTTTGTAAGACTCACCAGTCTTTCTAAATTCTCTGATTATAATACCATCTTTTTTAAGTTGGCTTATAATCCTTCTTATTGTAGAAACATCTACATTGCATTCAGAGGCTGCTTTGTTTACACTAACTGTGAGTGTATTATCTATATCAGCATAACTAGCTAAGTAAGCATAAAGACCCTTATCTCTTAATGAAATAGAAGGGTCTCTAACTACAGAGCTAGAGACCATTCCATATCCATTTTTAAGTCTTGGATTTTTCATTACCCTTCTAAACAAGTCATATTAGCTGGAGTACCAGTTAATTTCTTATAAATTAGTTGTAATTGAGCTGCTTTAATAGCTACATTATAAGCTCCTACAGCAGTGGCAGCCACTTTAATGTCTCCAGTCTTGTCATAAGTATTTTTAAGTTGATCACCCATATCTTGATTAGCTACACGGACATCATCAATTGTTAAAGTTTTAGTCACTTTAGTTACTGTGTTGTTCTTCTTTGTTATCATTGTTTTTTATTTTTCTTTTTAATAATAATTGATTACGTTTATTTTGTAAAAGATCATCTGATATGTCTTCACTTTTTATAATTAAATCATTTGTATTTTTAATAGATTTTTTTATAATTGACCTAACATATTTTAAAGATAATTTTTCTACATTTTTATTATTTTTAATTTTTTCTTGTTCAATAGTTCTAGGTTTTCTTTTACGACAGTTATTTTTTTTTATACTATTTAATCTACAAGTATTACAAAGTGATTTACCTAATTCTCTTATAGAACCACAAGAACAAACATGACGATTTAATTTAATTCTTTTTAAATGTTTATTAATAATTTTATTGTTTTTTCTAGCAAGTTCTTGATGTTCTTTAGTTTGATAATTATAAAATGAATAAGGAACAGCAGATTTACAAAATCTACAAACAGAACGTCTTTTATTTCTAGATTTTATTTCAAACAATAAAATTTCTCTTTCTTCTTTACATGTTTTACAAATTTTAGTACGTATTTTATCAGGGATGTTAATTGTAGGCATAATTAATTAATTAATTGTGATAAAATGAGCCCCTGTGTCCATACCTTGCACCAACGTTAAACTTTTTAGACCATTTGTTGAATTCTTCATCATTCATTGGTCTTTCTTTTGGTAACATAGGCTCAGAAACACGTTGTCCCTGAGCCCTTACACCAAAAAGTAATTCTTTAATGTAATTCATTTTTTTCATTTTTAAAATGATTTAATAAGAACTAGAAGTTCAAGAGCTTGTTCATAATTCATAGCCCATACTCTATATCCTTCTATAATCCATAGTTTTTTCCCATCATTTTGTTCTTCAATATGTGGGGGAAATTCTCTTTCTTTCATAAATAAAGTTTTTGTTTGTCCCATTTATAAATTAATTCTGGTTAGTACCTTCTTCAAACATATTCATACGTGTTTTCACTTTATCCATATTTTTAATAATATCTTTAGCTTCACCTTCCATACGGTTTAATATTAATAAATAACAAGTGAATTTTAAATGTTCTTCATTTTTTTCTAAATCTTTACCAAGAAGTTTGGCTTCTTTATATTCATCAATATCAATTTGTATTTTTGTTACAATTTGGTCAAAAGACATTGTTTTAGCTAACATAGCAACTAATTCTATCATAATAATAATTTTAATTTGTGTTTTTTAATTTGATTTTTTACTGTTTTGGTACCAGGCAAAAATGAGCTCTAAGTAATACCATTATATAATATATATAATTACTAGTAATACTTAGGGCTCAAATTTGCCTGGTTAGAGCTCATATTATTGTTATATTGAGCTTTAAATTCTTTCTTTAATAACTGATAATTCTTTTTTAATACGTTTAATGTCAGATTCTGTTAATTCTTCAGAACTAACAATAACTCCATTAGGGGCTTTTTTAGACACTATTTTAGTGCCAGCAGCTAATTGTCTTTCCAATCTAGTTATTACAGCCCTACGTCTTTTTTTAACAGCTTCTAAGCCATTATACAACTTCTTTGAATGATTCATTCTCCATTGTTACAGTTTTAAGAGTGTCTCTCTGTTTGTTATAAATAATTTTGATATTTGTCTAAGGTTGTTCTAATTCTTTCAGCTGCTTTGTAACCAATTGTATCTTTAGTATAAGCATCTTTATTACCATAAATAAAATCTAATTCTTTCAATGCTTCACCTAATTCCTTTATGATAGGTAACATTTCATTTGCTCCAGCCTTAAATCCATCTTCATAAACATCTTTTGCTAAATCTTGTTGTCCAATATGATGTGCTTTAAAAGATTGTTCTGCTTTTTGTTCTATTGTTTCTGTATTGTTATTCATATATCAAAGTTTTTATTTGTTGTTCTTTAAATAGTTGTAGGAGTTCTTTTGATGTTATTTTACATCTTGGTTTAGATTCAATTTCATATAATTTAGTTTTCTTATCATAAATTTGAACTAAATGATTTTTATACCATTCCATAAACTCCACTACTTCATCATCACTTAATGTATGTGTTAATGAATGGGTGTTGTAACCAATAACAAATTCATCTTTTAAATATCCATTTGCTTTATCAATACCTCTATTGATGTTAGCTATTTCTGCATCTGAAATAACTTGTCCTATATCAATAGATGGATTGTTCGTTGCTAAAATTTTCCAACTATTTTCAATAGTTTCTTGTTCATCGGTTCTTTTAAATAAAGAATATCTATTAGGATTGATTTGAGTATGCTCAATATATGGTTCTTCAGTTTTTAAATTTCCCATTTCTAATTCTACTTCTTCACCTAAGTAATAATCAAATCCATCTACTACTACCTTAGTACATAATGTTTCTTCTCCTGTTGTTTTGTTTATGAGTTTATATTGCTTCATTGTTTATTAATTTAATTTATTAATTTCCAGTAGCATCATCAATAGCATCTATAAAATCATCACCTGCTGAACTTAATAAGTCTTTAGTATTATCTGCTTCATTTCCTACTACTATATCAACTGCATCTTTAACTACTGCTACTGGAGTTAATGCAACCTTAACTGTTGCTGAAATAATGTTTGAAAAAAATCCCATTGTTTTATTATTTTTTAATTAGTGAGTATTTAGCTTTTAACATTGCTACTTTATTTCCTGTTGATTGGTCTGGATTCCAAAGTATTCTTTCTACTTCATCCCATACATTATCTTCTATTGCTTTGGGTTGTGAATTGATATGAGAAACATAATCTTTGTATTGTTGGCACATCTTTTCTAATTCATTAACTGAATGTTCTCCTTTACCTTTAAAATAAGGTTGTTTAACTTCTAAAGCTCCTCCAAAATATGAAGCACATAAATTGGGGTTATTAAAAACTTCTTCCACATCAATAGTATTATCTTGTGGTTGTTCAAAAGTTATATAGGCTTTAACATTCATTTTATGGATTTTGTCAACTTGCCCTTCAATAAGCAAATAAGGGTTCTGATAGGCTTCAATAGTTCCTTTTGTACCATTAAAACATTCTATTCCCCATCCTTTTTTAAAATCAGGATATTCTTGTGCTGAATAACCTTCACAACTTACCCATTCATTTTGTGGTTGTTCTTTAGTATGTTCTTTAAGGTATATTTCTTTGATTTGTTGTTCATTATAATCAAATTCAACTTTACCATATTTACCAACGTACCATTTGAGTATCACCTCTTGATAGAATATGTCTTCTATTTCTGCTTCAAATAAACATTCCCATCTTCTACCAGCATCAAAATAAAAAGTCAATTTTGCTTTTTCTCTATTAGATAATTTATTCCACCAGTTTAAGGCTAAGTCTTTTACAGTATTCATTGTTGTTTAGTTTATAAGTCAAGAATATGATTAATATATACAAGTGAATGAATATCAGCATCAATTAAATCAACATCACACTCACTATTATTGAAATATATTTTTTGAGTAGTTATTTCTTTTATAGATTCTTCTACACCATTTACATACACAAATAAATCAGCTTTTTGTTGTTGGCAATTTAATTTTCCTGAATATTTATTATTCAATTTATTAATTATGTCATTTAATATGTCCATTGTTTTTTAGTTTTTGTTGTTTTAAAATATACTAATGTTCACAATTACATTATAATTTTCTCAGGACTATAATGTAATTGCTACTTATTAATAGAGTGATAACGTTTTTACTTGTTCTACGACACTCATTTCATTGACTCTCAGAGCTGTTTTGAATAGTTGAGCTATTCTCATTTTTCAGGATCGAAAATAGTAGTCTGTACGAGAAACTACTATTTTAAAAAATTCTCTCATAATCCACAATGCTAAATATGGAATAAACATCAGGTACATTTAGTCCCGTCCCAGTGGTTAATTCCACTTCTTCTGTCTATCTTACCAATCAATAACGTAGATTTAGCTTCTACTGTAAACCGTGAGACTAGGACATATCTCATTGCTTTATTCCATCTTGTTGACTGATTTACTATTGATTATTCAGTTATGAGAGAATTTAATATTGTTTAAAGCTCTGCTTTTAAATCTTCTATATGAGAATACAGTTCACCAGACTTATTTAATAAATCAGAATATTCTTTAGCATTAGATATGCTATGTTTAAATTCACTAATTTTCCAATTAATTTCATTAAGTTCTAATTCTTTAAGCTTAATATATTCTTCACTTAACACTTCATAGACTTTTTGTCCTTGTTCATTTGTTTTTTGTGTCATAAAATTTTATTTTACATTCTATTGTTATAGAACCATTTACTATCATGTGAAGGACAAGATTCTCTTCTACAGCTACACATACCAATAATTAGTATTACAATTAGGAATATTTTTCCTGGTGTTAATTCTTTTTTCATGTTGTTTTGATTTTGTTTTTTGTTGTTTTAAATTAATTTTTGGTTTGGTTTTTTACTATTTTTATTAGTTGTTTAAGACATTCAAGTTCTGCTTCTTCAAAGTCATAGCCACCTAATTCAAAGTAATTATGCTTGTATTGAAATTCTGTAAGTTCTGTGTTTGTTGAAGTGTCTGTAACTTTGTAACCATTTTTAATTAAATCATCAAGATAGTATATCTCATGTTGTAAATTATACTTCTCTCTAAAGAAACGGAATGCTTGTTGGTATAGTGGTGCTCCTACACAATCATCATAATCCCCAAACTTCTCCCATTTGCGATTATTTACTAATTTTCCATCTCTTTTAATGTCTGGTTCTGCTGTTCCGTGATGATTATATCTATAAAAACATGGTTCATCAAATCCTAATTCTTTTAAAGCTAATGCTTCAGTATAAGGAACAAATTCATTCTGCATATTGTTTGTTTTAATTGTTATTGGTCATTTTCTTTCTCCATATCAACTATTCTAAATATTGGAATCCACCAATAAAGGAACATAACAGCATAAAGCTGAAAGAAAGAACATAATACTTCTCTATATGTATGCCCACCTATAATGGTAACAACTAGAGATAGAATAAGATAGGAAGCAAATGCAATTAGAATGTATTCTATAAACATTCTTGTGTTTGAATATTTCATTGTTTTTAATTTTTAATTGTTTTTAATATCGTTTACCTGTTAATCCTACTAAGGATATTGCTAATGTTTGAGATAAACTCATTCCTTTTAGTTCTTTACTTAAATACCCTGTAGGTTCAATTGTGGCTACAAATAAGTCACTATCAATAACTTTAAATTGTTTATCAGGGTGTATTCCTTTTCCAACTTCATATTGTAATGTTCTTAGTTCATATTCATTTAATTGAACTAAATCAATTTGTTCTTCATTAGTTGATTGATTTGTTGTTTTACATACAACATTAAATATTGGAACATTGATTCTTGTAAAATTCATATTAGTTTGTTTTTAATTGTTATTTAATAAAAAAACTCCCTAATATTTCTATTAAGGAGTTTGTCTTTATGCATTTAGTGTAATAATGGTAGTTCCTAACCCTCTACCTAAGTTATTTTTTTGTGGCTAACCCTTTGATTTATATTACACTATTCTCCTAGAAACTGATTAGTTTTCTACCCCTTTAATTCCTGCTTATCTATCAAATGTGCCCAAACACTGTCACCTTCTTTAGTAGGTGTGCCAATTCTGAGTATGACCCCTTTTGAATAATACGAGTTTTTCAAGGGTACAGGATTAATCAGCTAGTATCACATCTTATAGCTTCCTTAGTCTTTCAACTAACTCAGTTCTCAAATGGTTGTCTTAACGGTTGTCCTCTGGTGCAGGATTTGTGTAAGCCTTACCTTGCAAAGTGAGCAGCCTATAATAAGATGCTTATACTATTAGAAGAATGCATTAAGTAGTTAAAAAAGTTCAAGGAACATATATTTCTACATATCCCCTGAACTCAAAGAGATTAACTATTAAGTTCGTTATTACCATATTCCATAGACTCAGGTAAATCATTATAGTCTACAAAATTTTCTGAAATTATTTCCCAAAGTTTAGGGTTGCTGGTTACTAAGTTTATACTAATCACTGTATTATCTGAAGGATTATTAACAGCAACTATTTTAAACTCTTGACCATAATGAAATTCAGAATTAACATCTAACGTTTTAGATATTAATTTTACAGTTTGTCCTATTTTAAACATAGTAATACAGATAAGCTCTGTTAGGCATTTTTGAGTTTAAATAAAAATATCCCTCTGCACTCAGTTGTAAAGTGTTTACCTTCGAGAAGATAATTTATAGATTGCATATAGACAACCACAAATTACAACTGCTCGTGCTGAGGTTCATAATACCACTTATATCCATAAGCAGTTTTACTATTATTTTTAGCTGCTTTAGATAAGCAGGTTGTTTTATAATTAAATTCTCGTTCTATATCTTTCATACAAAACCATTCTTTAACAAATACTCCATCGAGAGTATATTGATATAGTTTTTTAGCTTTACCATGTTTAGAACCAGAAAACATTTCAGAAAGTTTTTTCTTTGTTTCTTCTGTATGTTTAGGTCTATTTCCTCCTCTATTGAGATTAAGACCTTTATTTTCATCTTTCCAATAACATTTATAAAAAGCAATCCAATATTGCTCTCTTTCATCTGCTACTGTATCACAAATTTCTTCTATGATTTCACAAATATGATTTGCAAAACCGTATTTTTTCAAAGAGTTATGTAATCTATATTGAGTTCTACAATGTAGAATTTTATATAAATTCATTCTTTTTTTATAATCTTTTGTTTGTCCAACATATATTTTACCAGTAGGACTTGTTATTTTGTATATTGTAATCATGTTACAAAGATACAACAATAAAACCACATTCCCAAGGGTTTAGGAAAATAAATCTTTTTATCACCCTTGGGAAACTGATTAACAGAGGTTGACTGATAATAGCCATTAACATTTAATGATCAGTGTGGTTTCACATCTTAGATATTTTACAAGAGTTAAGCTTTTGGTTTAAACCCAGCTTCCTAAAAACTAAGAAGTCTTCATATCCACTTGAGAATGGTGCATTAATAAAAATAAGGCTGTCCATCCACTAATTATGACATATTTCTATGTTCAGGTTAGTATGACACTTTATAGCACCTTATTAGTTAGTCTAAAACATCAATCACCCTATAATCATATATAGGATATTCTTCAAAAGAGCAAGAACTACCAAATCCCTCGGAAATAACAATAATATTATTTTTAACATTACTCTCTTGGTTTCTCCAATGATTATCATTTAAATGAGGGTTCAAAGATTTAATATTTTCAAATCTTTTAAATTCTTCATCTATAAGAGACTTAATCTTAGAGGAAACTCCTTCTATAGAACTATGAAAGGAAATTGATTCATTTCCACACCAACGACTCCAATCATCATTATCATTTGCTTGATAGTTTTTATAAACTTGATAAACTTGCATAATATATTTGTTTTTTAATTGTGAATAAATATTATTTTCTATTGCTTCCTTATTCCGTAAAAACTGGTAAAAAGGTAGAACACTTCTGATACATCAGACAATATGAGTGTTAACTATGATTCCTTAATAACCAGTTTTCCAGGGAAACCTATAGTTGATTTATAGGATTAGTTTCATCCTAATAGGAATGGTCTTCACCTTTTGTATGAGTCATAATCAACATTTATGGTTGTTACCCATAACTCTTATTCCTGCAAGACCACTATAGTCAAGCCCCTGTTGATCAGACAGAGTGTTTTAAAATGTGAATAAATTAAAGCCTAGGAAAAATAAAGTTCAGGTTTGAAGTTGTCTCCCCTGAACTTAAAGAGTTGTTAAGCCTGCATCTCATTAAAATTAACTTTACTGTAATTATCTATAAGATATTTAATAACATCTATAAATAATCCACTAGCATAAGTGTTACCATCTTCATTAATAATACCAGTTGCAAGTCTATCTTTAGATATTGTTATAAAATATCTAGAACTACCCATAGAATAAAAATACTGAATATACTCTTCATAAACCACTTTAATATCAGATATGTTAATATTCATATGATCCTTACATGCATTTAATAATAAATCTCTTGGAGACATAATTGTTGTATCTGTATATACCTACAGACAGAGGTTTTGAGTTAGGACTTTTGGGCTGTGGTCTCAGCCCTTGCTTTTGATTTGTTTAATATAAAACTCCTAATGTATCTTCCTTTAACCATAAAAGAAGTGACGGTCTAACATCTAAACATAAGAAGCATCTAATTTATCCTTATAGATAAATAGATTATTAATTAGGTTTACCACAAACCTATAGACTAAATGTTGAGGTGGTTTGTACAACATTACAGATTTTGGACATTACTGCCTTAAAGAGCTAAATAAATAGGTTTCTGTTATTCCCTATATATAAGCACTACTTGATTTTTAAGTCTGCACCATCTTGTTATTAACACCTTATCAGAGTGTTTGAATATATATCTAGTACTGATAATACTATATATAAATAACATAGAAGCCCCACAAGTTTGTAAGAGTTTATTCAGCTCTCAAGAGTTATAGCCATCTTATCCGCCATTTTTTTATTTTTTAGAGCACTTTTTGTGTGTTAATAGATAGCTCTGTGTCTTTTCACCCACTCCCATACACACTCATAATCACTAAAAACTATTTTTATAACTAACTGATTATCAATACCAAAGTCTACTTTGTCCACAGGCTGGAGACAACTTTATTTATTCTTAAATAATATAAGAAAGCCTTTAAACTTATTACGGCTTAAAGGCTATTGTCTACAATGGAGTAAGCTATTTCCTTCTATCATAGTTGTAAGACCCCTACTAGTTAGTATTAATAGACAAGCTTTATATATCATTTCAAAAGATGCTCTTGCCTACTAAGGTAACACGTTAAGTTATTAATAAGAATTAATGTCAATAGTGTAAAGACCTGTACACATATATATGTATAATATATACAGGTCTTATTGTAGGGTTAATAACCTAATGGCTCTAAGTAATGAGCTTCACAATTAACTATAACAGAGTCTTTGTTAACTGTAAAGTCATAAATAAACTTAGCAATTTGTCTAAAGGTATCCCATTCTCTAAATGTAAGAGTTACTTGTTTCATTGTTAAATGAATTTAATGTGTGAATAAGAATAAGAATAAGAATGTAAGTAGGAAGGAATGTTATATAGTGTATATATATAAAAAAAAGGGGTTTTTCACCCCTTTTATTAATCTAATCCTTTTATTGCATTATTTAAATTATGTTCTTTTAACATTAATTCTTTTGCTTTAATTAAACTTTCACTAACTCTATTAGTTTGAGTTAAATAAATATTACCCGAATAACCTTGAGCAACATCTGATTTATCACAATCAAGTTCAACTTCATCACCAACATTTTTAGAAGACAGTTTTAAAAACACTAATCCGTGTTTATGAAGACTAACATTAACTGTTCCATCAGTAGTTTGTACACTAATAAGACTTGTTTTTTTTTCTACAATTTTACCTTTTGTAATCATTTTATTTAGTTTTAACGGCAAGTTTGTTAATGGGGGTTACCCGCTTGCCGAAATTAGGGTAGGGTCGGTTAAGGGATAGGCAACCCCATTCTCTAACATCAAACTTTTTTCTACAAAAAAAATTAATATAAAAAATTAGTATAAGAAAGAGGGAGGGGGGTGTATTATATGTTATTAACATGGGGGCATATCTTTATATGGGAGTATGAAAATTATAATAATAAATTTGCTAAGTTTAAACATTTAAAGTATATTGTATTATGAGTAAGACTCCACACACAAGTTCCCATTATAGAGAAAGTATAAATAGGGATGGCTTAAAGAAAGTGATTCCTGTTATTGATGTAAGGGATGGGATAACAGAAAGAATGATGGTGGCTGGTATTATTAAGGGTAATAATAAGAGTAGGTACATAAGTTACAACAGGTATTCAGTTTCTCCTAAACAACAAACTAATATATAATATGCTACATGAATGTAATTTACAATGTGTATCTTTAGACCTCTCTAAGCTAGAGGCTCTTGGTATGGAGGATAAGGGTAAGTGGATGCCTTTTATAATTGATATGGAATGTATTGAGGCAGCCAAGCTTACATCAGATGAAGAGGATGATCCTATGTATGGGTGTACTTCTATATATACTAAGGGAGGGGACACTTATATTATAGACACTCCTTATAAAGAGTTCTTTAAGAAGTTTAAAGAATTTTATTATAATATAGAGGAAGATTCCCCAGGCTCAGATAATGATTTAGATTTATAATTAAAAAACAATGGAACCAAAAAAAATGACATTTGGGGAAAGGTTAGTAGGACTAACAGTTACCCCTAGTAGTGATCCTAAAGAACAAAAAGCTAAAGAGCTGTGTGCTGAACTTGCTGATCTATTGGTCAATCATCTCAATAATGATGACAATAAATTGTCAACAAGTAATGATGATTTATTACGTAAAAGATTAGCAGAACATACTATAGGAGAAATTCTTAATGCTCAAATGAATGTAGTAAAACTATTAACACTTAAATAAAAAAAACCATGACAAAAGAACAGACAGAGCAACAAGCTCCAACTAAAGAAGAAGTTATTAAATTTCTATCTGAACAAATTGAAGTGAAGAAAGTTCAAGTTGAATTACAAAACTTGAACACACAGTTAGCTGTACAAAGAATGGAGGAGCTTAAAGCTTTGAGTATGATTGCTCAAATCACCAACCCTCAACGTCAGTCTAGTGATGTACCAGAAGGAGCTATTCCTCATACAGTGACACAGGAAGATTTGGATAATAACCCAGATCTAGTAGAAGCTGGTGTACAATTAGGAGATGAAGTATTAATTCCTGGACCAGGAACACAAGAACCAGAACCAAAAGAAGAACCTGTAAAAAAAGAACGTACACTTAGAAAAGTATAAAAATGAATATGTCCCCCCTGTATAAACTCAAAGACTATAATGAAACCATTAAGTTTGAAAAGGAACATCCTAAAGAACTTAGATGGGACACTGGATATAAACTGTATATGTTACAAGAGGAAAAAAATTTCCAGGGTATATGGCTTAAAGAAAACTCTGAACTAATAGGAGAAATCCTACTATCGTGGCAATCAACCAACGTGCTACATATAGATAGTATAACTGTTCTTCCTTCACATCAGAGAAAAGGAATAGGTCATGACCTAGTAAAACTAGCTATAGAGTGGGGGACTAATTCATCCTTTAAATATTTAACAGGGGAAGCCCGTAAAGGAGCCAGTTGGAAAATATTTGAAAACTTTGGAGCTGTTCCTATTTTTTTATATAAGGATTGGAACAACACTAAAGAAGATTATATGAGTTTTAAATTAGAATTATAATGGCTATTGTTAATCAAATAAATAAAAAAGCAAAGTTAAATAGATGGGAAATTGTACAGTACCAAATACTTACACATTGTTATATAAATAAAATATCAGTTAGTGAGGCAGATTTAAATTGTCTCACCTATCTTGCTATAGAAGGAGATCAAGAACTTTCTAGTTTTTGTCAAAAAGCTTTTTCTAAAAATATATTTTCTTCTACACAGTCTGTACGTAATTCTCTTAGAAAAGTGGAAAAAAGAAATCTTATAGTTAAAGAAGGAAAGAATAAGAAAAAAATATTTATTAATCCAGAGATGAGGGTTTGCTCTGTAGGAAACATTCTTCTTGATTTTAAATTTGCATACGTTGCTGAGACCTAAAAAAGCTAAAGACTATATTCCTTTTGTAGCTAAAGAACTATCTATACATGAGAAACTTGTAGAAGATGTTATAAACTACTATTGGCAAGAAGTGAGAAAGTCTCTTAGTAGTATGAAACATTCTAGAATACATATTTCTAATCTAGGAGATTTTATTGTAAAGCACTGGAAGATTGATGAGGAAATTAGATTATTAGAAAGATGGGAAGAATCTAATAAACAAAAAGGGTTGCAGCAAATGACAGCTAGATTTAAAATAGTGGAAAACTTAATAAACTTAAAGGCTGTTAAAGAAGTTATCCAAGAAGAAGGTCAAAGAAAAGATTTTATTAAATTACATAAAAGACGTACCAATGTCATTAAAAAATAATATAATATCTATTTGGAAAAACAAAGGACAAATAATAGAGGGTATTACAAATAGTGTATTTAAACGTGAGGATGTAGAAGAAATAGCTGCAGAAAGAATGAGGATTTGTAAACTATGTCCTTCTGATTTATATGATGAATCAGGAGAGGGATGTATGGTACCAGGAACTGCTCCATGTTGTAACAGCCTTAAAGGAGGATGTGGTTGTTCACTAGGATTTAAGACTAGAAGTCTTAGTTCTGGTTGTCCTAAGAATTATTGGCATGCTGAACTATCTCAAGAAGAAGAGGACCAATTAAATTTAAAATTAGCATTATGAGTATATTACAATTTACAGCACACAATCACAAATACACAAGTGGGGATGATACTAATTGGTTAAGTGTAACTAGTTTAATATCAAACTTTAAACAACCTTTTGATGCAGAAAAAATAGCTGCTAAAGTTGCTAAAAGTAAAAAGAGTAAATGGTATGGGATGACTCCTACAGAAATTAAAGAAGCCTGGAAGTCTGAAGCTAATAGAGCTACATCTTTAGGTACATGGTATCACAACCAACGTGAAGCTGATATATGTGGATTAGATAACATGGAAAGATATGGAACCACTGTTCCTATTTTTAAACCTATAGAGAAAGAAGGAATTAAATATTCTCCCATTCAGAAAATAGGTAATGGTGTATATCCAGAACATATGGTGTATTTAAAGTCTGCTGGTATTTGTGGTCAGTCTGACTTAGTAGAAGTGATTAATGGTGTTGTACACATAACAGATTATAAAACTAATAAAGAAATTAAACTTGAAGGCTTTACTAATTGGGAAGGTGTCTCTCAAAAGATGGCTTCTCCTCTCAACCATCTTGATGATTGTAATCTCAATCATTATGCTATTCAGCTTAGTATGTACATGTTTATTATTCTTAAACATAATCCTAAGCTTACTGCTGGTACCATTACAATTCATCACATCCTGTTTGAAGAGGCAGGACGGGATAGGTTTGGTAACCCTATATCTGCTCTTGATAATGATGGTAATCCTATTGTCACTGAAGTAGTGCAATATGATCTACCCTATTTAAAAAAAGAAACTATTGATATTATACATTGGTTGGAAGATAATAAACATAATCTAAAAGCTAAATCTTAATGGAAAAAGAAAAGAAAGTTTTAAAGGGTGAGATTAAATATAAAATATCACTTAATGAAGAACAGAAAGAAACTAAAAGATTAATTATTGATAATCAAATAGTTATCATTACAGGTAGAGCAGGATGTGGTAAAAGTTTAGTGTCTGCTGTAACAGCCCTTGACTTTTTATTTAAAAAACAATATGAACAAATACTAGTTACTAGAGCTGCTGTAGAAGTGGGTCATTCATTAGGATTTCTTCCAGGAAGTTTAAATGAAAAGTTTGATCCTTATTTAGAAGCTTTTCAAGAGAACTTAATTAAGTGTTATGATAAGGTGAGGATTGATGAAATAATATCTAGTAAAAAAGTGAATGCTCTTCCTGTACAGTTTATTAGAGGTAAAACAATAGATGATGTTCTTATTGTAGAAGAAGCCCAAAATCTTTCTAAAGCTGAAATGTTAGCTATTCTAACTAGACTTGGAAAAAATGGTAAGATTATTATCAATGGAGATAATGAACAAAAAGATATTAAAGACCCTTTCAATGGGTTGTCTTATGCTATAGAACTTAGTAAAAAGATTGACGGCATTGAATGGGTTAAACTTAAACATAATCATAGAAGTGATTTAGTTGGAAAAATTTTAAATTTTGAATATGGAGAATAATGAAATTCAATTATTAGAAGACCTTCTTAATAGTTTTGATGATGGACTTCTTATACCAGAGAACAATGCTCATAAATGTTATCTTACAGAATTACATAAACATAAAGGAATTGTTACATGGGTGCATGATCATGAACTAAGGGGACATTCTCTTCTTAGAAAAATGGGTAAGAGTTCAGGTAAAGATTTATTGAGACAACCACAAATAGTAAACAACAATGATACTCCAATTAAACCCAATGCTCCCTATAAAAAGAATATCAGATAATATGGAGGGGTATGCTTTTTTAGTTATAGATTATAGTCAAGAACATAACTTATTGTTTACTTGTGCTATGGATGATGGGGAGATATGGACATTGAATAATAAAGAATTAAGGTTCTGTAAGAATATTTCATTAGAAAGAAAATAAAATTATGATAAGACTATTAGATATATCAAATGGTAAAGTGATTCCTAGTGAACATTGTTACACATTAAAGTTTCTTAAAGATATAATGGATACGTATCCAGACGAATATTTACAGATATATACGTATATTTTTTATATGACTTGTCCCAATCCAGATATGAATCCTTTCTTTGATATACCTGAAGAAGATAAGGAGTCTTTGATATTAAGAGAAATAGATGCTGACTTTAGTTTAGATGATGATAAAATAACCCATGCTATTAATATGTGTAAGAAGATGTATGAAACTCCTACATATAGAGCATATCAAGGAATTAAAATATTCTTAGATAATATGGCTAAAAGTATGGCTACAGAAACTTTAACATTTGGTAGAGATGGATCAAGCCCAGCTCTTCTTAGAATGGCTGAGAAGTATGACCAAGTGAGACAATCATTTAAAGGAGTGTTTAGAGACCTTATGGAAGAACAACAATCTTCTGTACGTGGTGGACAGAATTTAGCTTATGATCAATAATTATGAGAACAAGAACTGAATCAGAAAAATTATTTTATAGTTTGGTAGAAGGTTGTGATTGGTCAACTGATGAGTCTGATATGTATGATCATATAGATATTATAACACCTGAATACACAGTGGATGTAAAAGGAATAAAAAAGTTTAATAGGTATGATGATTCATTTAGTCCTGATATTCATTGGATAGAGTTTCAAAATGTTAGAGGAAATAAAGGTTGGATATATGGTAAAGCAGATTATATAGCTTTTCAAATACCCAATGAATTTATACTTATAGATAGAGGACTACTTCTTGATTGGTGTAGAAAAGTAATTGTAGACAAGAAACCAAAAAGAAAAAAAGAACTATACAAATTATATAACCGAGAAGGAAGACAAGATATAATTAGTCTTGTACTTACAGAAGATCTTTTAAAACTTCCACATAAAAAAATTAAATATGGAAAATAATTTAAACTATTTAAATGATTGGGTATTCCATTATAGTTCTTTAAGAAATCAATGGGCAGCTATTCCACGTGAAACATATAATGAATATTGGAATGATTTTTCTAGTCCTGAAATATTAAGGAGTAAAGAATTGGATACTTTATTAGAGTTATTACACAAAATTAAAGGGGATAAAAATCTTATAGAAAAATTACTTAATGATTAGTATAAACAAAGTATATGCTGAAGTTCCTACATGGACAGATGGTAAATGGGGAAGTACAACATTTCAAACTAGAGAAGATCTAAGAGATTTTGTACGTTCAGTATTTAAAGATGCTGGTCCTGATGAGGGGTATAATTTCACTGTAAACATTTCTAAACATTTTAATAATGAGGCTAGAAGATTTCAATCTTATGGATTCTATTGTCAAGCTCCTTTAAAGAGTAAAGACTTTATGGATTATTGGAATGACCAAAAAGCTAAATGTAGATGGGGAGTGATATTTATAGAAAATGGATTAACATGGTATCTTACTAGAGATTACTATATGTGGATAAACTTCTTACCTATTTATAATAAAGAAATAAAAAAGTTTGGGTTTGCTGATATTAGGGATACCCAGTATCATATGGCTCTATATGAATGTCTAGGAGAGCTATGCTATAAACATCTTCCTATATTAAAGAAACGTCAGATAGCTAGTTCATATTTCCATATGGCTAAGTTAATAAACCAGTATTGGTTTGAAGAAGGATCTGTAAATAAAATAGGTGCCAGCCTTAAAGATTACATCTCTGAGAAAGGGTCTTGGAGAATGTTAAATGAATATAGAAACTTTCTTAATGAACATACAGCCTGGTATAGACCTTCTGAACCTGATAAGATATTCTCTTGGCAACAACGTATTAAAGTTAGAATAAACAACCGTGACACTTATAAAGGAAATAAATCTATCATTACAGGTACTTCTTTTGAGAAAGATCCTACAAATGGTGTGGGTGGTCCTGTAACTTATTTCTTTCATGAGGAAGCAGGTATTGCTCCTAAGATGATGGACACTTATGAGTTTATGAGACCAGCTATGCAGAGTGGTATGGTGACCACTGGTACATTTATAGCAGCTGGTTCAGTGGGTGATCTTGAACAATGCCAACCTCTAAAGGATATGATATTATATCCTCATAAATATGGAATGTTTGCTGTTAAAACCAATCTTATAGATAAGAAAGGGACTATTGGAGAAACAGGATTATTTATTCCTGAACAATGGAGTATGCCTCCTTATATAGATGAAGCTGGTAACTCATTAGTTAAAGAAGCTTTGGAAGCTATATTTGAAGAACGTAAACAATGGTATAAAGATTTACCTCCTGATCAATATCAGCTACGTATATCTCAAAAACCTACATCAATAGAAGAAGCTTTTGCTACTAGAAAAGAATCTATATTTCCTCCTCATTTGGTTTCTAAACAAATGCAACGTATAGAAGAAAAGACCTATAGTGTTGAGTATCTGGAACTTACAAGAAATGATGAAGGTAAAATTGTAGATAAACCATCTAGAAAAGCTCCTATTATGGAGTTTCCTATAAATAAAAAATCTGAAGATAAAGAAGGGGTGTTATGTATATATGAACGTCCATGTAAAAATCCAACATTTGGTATGTATTATGCTAGTGTGGATCCAGTGGGAGAGGGTAAAACAACAACATCAGATTCTCTTTGTTCTATATATGTATACAAAAATCCTGTAGAGGTTATAAAGGATGGGGGTAATGGAGATGTAAAAAGTCATATAGAAAGAGATGGAATTGTAGCTAGTTGGTGTGGTAGATTTGATGATATTAAAAAAACTCATGAACGTTTAGAAATACTTATAGAATGGTATAATGCTTGGACTCTTGTAGAGAACAACGTGGCTTTGTTTATACAATATATGATTTCTCAAAGAAAGCAAAGATATTTGGTACCAAAAGACATGGTGTTATTTTTAAAAGATATTGGAGCTAACAGAAATGTATTCCAAGAATATGGTTGGAAAAACGTTGGAACTTTGTTTAAAGGGAACATTCTTTCATATGGCATAGAATATCTACAAGAAGAGCTAGATCATGAAACAGATGTAAATGGAAACATAATAAAAATAATATATGGAGTGGAAAGAATCCCTGATCCTATGTTATTAAAAGAAATGCAGATGTATCAAGATGGACTGAATGTGGATAGACTTGTAGCATTTTGTTCTCTTGTAGCTTTTGCTAAAGTACAACAATCTAACAGAGGAATGTCTAAACGTACAGAGGTTACAAATATACATTTGGATAACTCACAAAAATTTAGTAAATTAAACTATAGCCCCTTTAAACATATTGGAGCTGGTAGAGCAGGGTCATCAATGATGAGACCTTCCAGAAATGCATTTAAAAACATAAGATAATATGGAATACACTATGACACTTTCAGATGTATATGCTGGGGAATTTGTATATTCAAATACTACATCTTCTATTACAGAAATATTTTACATTATAACTAATTAATAATCATGCAAATATATAATGCTTTACAACTGAAAAAGGGTGCTAAAGTGGAGTACAATAAGATGGGTACTCTTATACAACCGTTTCAGTTTGTACCAGAAAAAGAAAAGGATGATCAATGGAGAGCATGGAATCTTGACTGGTTAGAGTTTCAGGGAATGAAACAACTTAGACGTAATGCTAGACGTTTGATGAAGAACTATAAATTAGCTAAAGGTATTATTGATAAACAAGATTATATTGTAGAAGAAGATAATGAGATGGCTGATCTTATTGATACTCTCACTAAAGAAGATGTGTCAGCATTTGAGCTAAAATTCTATCCTATTATTCCTAATGTAATTAATGTTCTTACAAATGAATTTTCTAAAAGAAGTTCAAGAATAATGTTTAGAGCTGTTGATGACATGTCATACAATGAGATGTTAGAAGAGAAAAGAGGAATGATTGAACAAGTGTTGTTACAACAGGCTCAACAAAAACAAATGGCTACTATAATGGAAATGGGATTGGATCCATCTAGTGAAGAAGCTCAACAACAATTAAATCCTGAAAAACTTAAAAGCCTTCCTGAAATAGAACAATTCTTTAAGAAAGATTATAGATCAATGATTGAAGAATGGGCTGATCATCAAATGAAAGTTGATGAAGAAAGGTTTAGAATGCAAGAATTAGAAGAAAGAGCTTTTAGAGATAGTCTTATTACAGATAGAGAATTTTGGCATTTTAATATGATGGAGGATGATTATGAGGTGGAACTATGGAATCCTCTACTTACTTTCTATCACAAAAGCCCTGATGTACGTTACGTATCTCAAGGTAACTGGGTGGGTAAATTAGATATGATGTCTATATCAGATGTTGTAGATAAGTATGGATGGATGATGAATGATCAACAATTAGAAGCTTTAGAAGCTATATACCCTGCACGTTCAGCTGGGTATGCTATACAAGGAATGCAAAATGATGGAAGTTACTATGACCCAAAAAGAACTCATGAATGGAATACACAAATGCCTAGTTTGGGGTATAGACAGTTTACGTCTTTATATGATGCTGGAAGTCAATTTGGAGATATTGTACAATGGATTTTATCAGACTCAGAAGACTTACAAGATTTTGGTAAAAGTTATATGCTTAGAGTGTCAACTATCTATTGGAAGAGTCAAAGAAAAGTTGGACACCTTACTAAAATAACAACTGAAGGAGATATTATACAAGAGATTATATCAGAAGAATATAAAGTTACAGATAAACCACAATATGACACTTCTATATGGAAACAAAAAACTAAAGATAATTTAGTGTTTGGAGAACATATAGATTGGATATGGATTAATGAAGTTTGGGGTGGTGTAAAAATTGGACCTAACAGACCTGCTTTTTGGGGTATGAATAACCCTGGAGGTATAAACCCTATATATTTAGGACTTAATGGTGGTAGACCTGGACGTGTTCCTTTTCAGTTTAAAGGGGATGCTACAGTTTATTGATGTAAACTTCCAGTAGAAGGATCTGTATTTGGAGATAGAAATACCCGTTCAGTGTCTCTTGTAGATTTAATGAAACCATTTCAGATTGGATATAATATTGTAAACAATCAGATAGCAGATATTCTAGTGGATGAACTTGGTACAGTGATTATGTTAGATCAGAATGCCCTACCACGTCACTCATTGGGAGAAGACTGGGGTAAGAACAATCTAGCTAAAGCTTATGTAGCTATGAAGAACTTTCAAATGCTTCCTTTAGACACTAGCATCACTAATACAGAAAATGCATTAAACTTCCAACACTATCAAGTATTAAACTTAGAACAAACTCAACGTTTACTATCTAGGATACAATTAGCTACATATTTTAAAACACAGGCTTTTGAAGTGATTGGATTGAATCAACAAAGAATGGGTATGCAGATTGCTCAACAACAAACTGCTACAGGAGTGGAACAAGCAGCTAATGCTTCTTATGCTCAGACAGAACAATACTTTATTCAACATAGTGATAACTTAATGCCTAGAGTGCATCAGATGAGAACTGACTTAGCTCAGTATTATAATTCTAAAAAACCTAGCTTACGTTTACAATACATCACTGGAGCTGATGAGAAGATTAATTTCCAAATGAATGGAACAGATTTACTTCTTAGAGATTTAAATATATTCTGTACAACTAAAACTAATTCCCGTGCTATAATGGAGCAGCTTAAACAACTAGCTCTTAATAATAATGCTACAGGAGCTTCTATATATGATTTGGGTAATGTTATTAAATCAGAATCCATTGCTGAACTTACAGGTGTTCTTAAATCTGCTGAAGAAAAAGTTAATTCTCAGAAACAACAGGAACAACAACATCAACAAGAAATGCAGGATAAACAAATCCAAGCTGAACAAGCTGCATTACAAGCTTCTAATCAATTTAAAGCTGATGAATCTGAGAAAGATAGAAAAGCTAGAATCCTTGAGGCTCAGATTAGAGCTTCTGGTATGGGAGCTATGGTTGATATTAATAAAAATGAACAGTCTGATTATATAGATGCTATGGCTAAAATTCAGGATCAACAAAACTATCAGGAAACAATGAACTTTGAACGTGAGAAGGAAATTAATAGAACTCCTCAAACTCAAGAAAAACACAATATAGAAAGAGAGAAACTTCAAGCTCAACAACAGATAGCTGATAAACAACTTCAGGTGGCTAGAGAAAATAAAAACAAATATGACTTTAAACAACCTGCTAAAAAGAAAGAAAAATAATTATAGCTCTATAATCCATACCTTAGTTATTTAAAAATAAGTAAATGTAAATTTATATAGTTTAAAGTATTATATTATTAATGTAGAGATACACATAAAAAACCAACAGAAAAATGGAATTTAATCAAGGAAATGTACAGACAAATGTACAACAAGTAGATTTAGATATTGATAGTTTATTTGACGGGGCTCCAGCAGCTAGTAACATAGTTACTCCAAGTGGAGAACCTACAGAAATTAAACCCAACATCTTTAGTAAAAAACAAGTTAATCTAGATTTTTTAGATGAGGATGATTCTAAAAAAGACACTGGTAAAACATTTAATTCTACAACAAATAATGTAGAAGGTAATGAAGATATCAAAGCTGTACTAAATGAAATCTTAGATGAAACTGATCCTACTGAAATAGATGACTCTCCTAAAAAAGGAAGACCTAAAACAGAAAAATCTGGATTAGTTGAATTCTTAAAGAAAAGGATAGAAAACAATGAGATGTTTGCTTTTGATGATTATGATGAAACTAAACAATCTCTTGATGACTATCTTGGTGGACTGGGAGAAAAGGATGTAGAAGAACTTTGGCAAGCTAATGTCAATAATATAAAAGATGAAGTGGCTTCTTCTACTCCACAAGAGTTTTTTCAGTCTCTTCCAGAAGAACTTCAATATGCTGCTAAATATGTAGCTGATGGAGGACAAGATTTAAAAGGATTGTTTCAAGCTTTAGCTCAAGTGGAAGCTGTAAGAGAAATGGATCCAACTGATGATAATGACCAAGAACACATTGTACGTCAATATTTACAAGCTACTAATTTTGGTACAGCTGAAGAAATTGATGAAGAGCTAACAACTTGGAAAGATTTAGGAACATTAGAAAAGAAAGCTAAACAGTTTAAACCTAAGTTGGATCAGATGCAGGAACAAATTGTTCAAGCTCAACTTCAAGAACAGGAGTACAGAAGACAACAACAACAAAATGCTGCTGATGCATATCAGAAGAATGTATTTGAAGCTTTAAGACCAGCAGAAATTAATGGTCTTAAATTAGATAAGAAAATTCAAGCTCAATTATATACAGGATTGGTTCAACCACAATATGCTTCTATATCAGGTAAACCTACTAACTTATTAGGACATCTTTTAGAGAGATATCAATTTGTAGAACCTAACTATCCTTTAATAGCAGAAGCTCTTTGGTTACTATCTAACCCTGATGAATATCGTGGTAATCTTATGAAACAAGGTAAAACTCAAGCTGTAGAACAAACAGTTAGACAATTAAAAACTGAACAGTCTCGTAAGAATATATCCACTTATCAAGAAGAAGAACAAGATAGACCTAAAAAAATAAGTAAACCTCAAAATATTTTTAAAAGATAAAATTTAATAACCCCTTAAAATTTAAAGCCCTATGGCAACTCCAGTTTTAAATAATGGTATATTTCTACGTGATAACCATTATCAAACAAGCTCACACGTAGACTCTTATCACCTTTCTAACCTCCTTAAATCAGCTGAACCTACAGATTTAGGTCCAGTGGACTTATGGGCAATGGCTCAAAAAGTAGAAATGCCATTATACCAAATGTCTAGTTTTGGTGGAAAGAATGTTATTTCAGTAGATAATAACCGTGGTGAGTACAAATGGCAAATACCTGTAGCTCAAGATCTTCCTTACATCACTGAAGATATTGAATCAAGTAATGCTACTAAAGGTATTGATGGTCAAACATTTAAAATCAAATTGAACAAACGTTCATTTGGACATGGTGACATCATTACTTATGACAAGTACAATGGTGTGGAAATGTACATTACAGTTGATGATATCATCCCAGCTGGTGATGGTTTTATCTACACTGTACAATTGGTAAACAATGATAACACTAAATACTTAGACAACAAGTATTTGAAAGTGGGTACTAAAGTTTTCAGAAAAGGTTCTGCTCGTGGAGAGTATGGAGAAAGATTCTCAGACTTAGGTAATGTATCTGCTGGTTTCCGTGAATTCTATAACTATGTTGGTGGAGCAGAAGCTCACGTACACTATTCTATTTCTAGTCGTGCAGACTTAATGATGAAAGGTGGTATGAAAGCTGATGGTACTATCCCAGTTATTGAAATGTGGAGAAACTTTGACAAAAATGTAGATCCATCTGTAACCAATTTGGAAACAATGGCTGAGAAAATGGGTAAAGACTATGTAAAAAAAGCTTATGCTAATGGTCAACTTACACGTTCTTTTTTAACTACTTTAGAAGCAGCACACTTAACTAAAATTGCTAATGACATTGAAACTTACTTAATGTGGGGTCAAGGTGGTAAGGTTAGACAAGATGGACCAGATGATATTCGTTTATCAGTGGGTCTTTGGAAGCAATTAGATAATTCTTATAAGAGAATTTACAATAAAGCTTCTTTCAACTTAGACTTGTTTAAATCTGAAATCTTCAACTTCTTCAATGGTAAAGTTGAATTTAAAGGACCAGATCCTCAAAGATCTTTGATTGTACAAACAGGTATGGGTGGTATGAAACTTGTTAATGAAGCAATTAAGAAAGAAGCAGTTAATTCTGGTTTAGTTCTTAATGCTCATGAACTAGGAGCTGTTACTGGTACAGGTATGGACTTAAACTTTGGTTTTGCATACACTAGTTACATCATCCCATTCTTAGCTAACGTTAAATTTGTATTGAACCCTGCATTTGACAATGTTCATACAAATGATATTGAAAACCCAATTATTGATGGTTTCCCATTAAGTTCATATAATTTCATTATCTTTGACATCACTGATAACACTAATGATAATATCTTCTTATTGAAATTATCTTGGGATAATCAATTGAAATGGTTCTATCAAAATGGTACAATGGATTACATGGGACGTACTCAAGGATTCCAAAGTTCTGGTAACTTCAATGGTTATAGAGTATTCATGACACAAACAATGCCTGCAATTTGGGTTAAAGATCCAACCAAAGTATTGAAAATTGTTATGAGAAACCCTGTAACTGGTGGATCATTCTAATAAAAACTTTTAAACAAACCTGGAGGTGAAATTCCTCCAGGTCCCTGTTTTTTAATTACAAACAATTTAAAATAAAAATAACATGGCAGGTAATCCAAAAACTCCAAAATCTTCTGCTCCAATTAGTGGTCGTCCTTCTGCATCTACAAAAGGTGTAATGGTAGGTAAGAATGCTGGTAAAGGAGTAGTTTCTTCTTCTGCACCTAAGTCAGCAATGACTAAATACAAAATGGGTGGTAGTATGAAAGGAAAAAAATGTTAAATTAGTATTGGTGAGAGGGTAATTTCTACCCTCCATTCACCAATAGTTTCCCCCCTGTATTCTCAGTAGTATAGGTTTTAATCTAAGGTATGCCAACTATGCTGATCACATAGAGAGCTGGCAACTCTTCTTAGATTCCAATTATTTAAACAAATTAAAAATATATAAGAATGAAAAAATTTAACCCAAAATCACCAGATGATAATTTGTTAAAAGGACCTGATATGTCATTAGCAAAGTTTGGTCATTTAAATACTATTATTGATAACATTAATAAAACTACTATAATAAGTGGTTCTGGATCTACTGTAAAATTAAGAGAAGATCAATCTAAATCAATTGTTGTTTTAGATAGAGCTGCTGGTATTGTAATCACTCTTCCTATTGCTAAAGTTGGACTTACTTTTCAAGTTGTTGCTACAGGTTCTGTAACAAGTAATTCTTATAAAATAATTACATCAAATTCATCTACATTTTTAGTAGGTGCTTATGCTAGTTTTGATACTGATACAACATCTACAGCTAATGCTGTACAATTTTTTGCTGGAAATGGTACTACTCATGTAGCTTTAACAATGGGAGGTACAACAACAGGGGGTCTTATTGGAACAAATCTTAAATTTACTTGTATTTCTGCAACACAATGGTTAGTAGAAGGAAATAATTTAGGAAGTGGTGCAGTTGCTACAGCTTTTGCTACATCATAATTTGATGTAAAATTAGAATAGTTTACTCGGAATAAATCCGAATTAGATATATAAAAAAAACAAAAAAACCAACAAATGAGTAGTGTAACAATTGTGGAAAAGTATCCACAGAACAAGAAATCTAGTATTGCAATACGTCCGTATTTTGATATTCAAGTAGATAATATGGGCTTACAGAAGTATGGACTTAGTCTTTTTGACGGAGCTTTCCATGAAGAAACTATTGCTTGTTTAGAAATTAATGGTATTAAAAGATACCTTACAGGATTAAATGAGTATGCACCTGAAGTTAAAAATCTTCCTTTAGAAGAACTAGAAGCTAAGGTGAAACAAATTAGAAGCATAGTGGCTCAGTTAGAAAAAGAATTAGCTGCTAATGTTATTGATCCTAATGATGAAATGTTCTGGAATAAAGTAAAATTACTTAAACTAGATAATAGTGATTTCTGGGATAAGATTAAAATCAGATGTGGAAATGAACCAGTTCATTTAGAACCAGCTACAGATCCTTATGATTTAATTAGACTTTATGCAATTGAAGCTGGTGGATTTTCTATGGTGGCTAAATCTTTAGAAGAAGCACGTAGAATGGCTACTCCTCCTAAATTCTATTTAGATAAACTTGAAGAGAGTGCATCAGTGAATACAGAAGTTAAGAAACTTAGAAATAAAGCTCTTTCTGAATTAGAAAAACTTTATAATAAGAATCAAAATAAGTTATTCTTAGTAGCTAAAACACTTGACATCAATGGTGCTCAGTATAAAAAAACCACTCCTAATGACATCATCTATGATAACATGGATAAGTATATTAACGGAGAATCTGTAGATAAGAACAAAAGAAAAACTGCAGAGAAGTTTATTGAGGCTGCTAATTTAGATATGGAAGCTTTGAAAATTAAAGCTATAGTGAAAGAAAGTAATTACTATAGATATATTGCTACCAAAGCTGATGGGTTTATTTATCATATGCAAACTACTACATTATTAGGACGTAATCTAACTGATGTAATAGAATATCTTAGAAATCCTCTAAATGAAGAAATTCTTGGAGACTTAACTAAGAAAGTAGAAAAACATTGGAATCAATAAAAAATTATAAGACATGACTAAAGGTAAAAAAAATTGGATAAAAGGAGCTATTAACCCAGCTCATAAAGGATATTGTACTCCTATGACTAAATCCACTTGTACTCCTAAAAGAAAAGCTTTAGCTATCACTCTTAGAAAGATTTCTAAAAACAAATAATATGAAAAAGAAAATGGAAATGGGTGGTATGTCTAATGGAACTATGATGAGAGATACACAAATGAAAAAAGGTGGAATAGTTGGTAAAACACCTGCTCAGAAAAAGTTTGCAGCTTTAGCTCCCCCTAAAAATAAAATAACATTTGCTGATAAAATAGCAGGTGCTAAGAAAAAAAAGTAATAAACCCTCAAAATAAAAACATGAAAAAAGTAATTGTAAGTTTAGTATTAGTATCATTAGTTATATTAAACAGTTGTCAATCAGGTTCAGAAGTAGTTTCTCCTATTGATTCAGTTTTAGTAAAAGATATTGACAGTGTAAAAGTAAAAGACAGTGTTAAGATTGATAGTATTAAAGTGGCTAGTCTTATTAAAATAAAATAATATGGGTAAGCAAATGATTAAACGTAAAGATGGTTCTACCTCTCAACGTGGATTATGGGATAATTTGAGAAGCAAAGCTGCCCAGAACAAGAAGACTGGTGCTAAACCTAAAGCTCCCACAAAAGCAATGTTATCTCAAGAAGAAAAAATTAAAAGTAAAGGTAAATGATACTAGTTATTAGTGATGAGTGTAAACAAAAATACTTCTCTGAAAAGAAAAAAGGAGGAGTTATTTATAAAATTACTAATACTATTGACGGTAAGTTTTACATAGGAAGTACAAATAATTTAATAAAAAGATATTACACTCATATACATGATATACGTTCTAATAAAAATACTTGTGTTAAACTAATTAGAGCAGTTAATAAACATGGAGAAGATAACTTTAAGTTTGAGATTGTTTGTGAGTGTTTTACTGATAAAATTCTAGAAACTGAACAACGGTATATAGATAGTCTTGAACCGCATTACAACATTGCTAAGATTGCTGGTAGCAATATTGGTATAAAAAGAACTGAAGAAGTTAAGTATAAGAAATCAGTTTCTCAAAAACAGAACTGGAAAGATGAGAATTATAGAAATAAACATTTAGAAAACTTATCAAAGAATTGGAAAACTGGTTCTAATCATAAAATGGCTAAACTTACAGAAGAACAAGTCATTGAGATTAAGAAACATTTGTTAACTGGTCTTCTTCCTAAACATGTTGCAGATACTTTACAAGTAAGTTATCATTCTGTGAAGGATATTCATCGAGGTAAAAGTTGGAAACATGTTATAATATAACATCAGGGCTGCTAAAGGCTCTGGAAAAAAACCATCTGCTGAAATGCTTAAACAAGAAAAAAAAATAAAATCTAAAAAGTAAAATGAGAAGTTATAATACCAAACCTAAAAAACCTTATGTACTACGTACACCAGATGGTTCTATAGCTGCTGGTACATTAACTTATTCATTTAAAAAACCTAAACCAGGAGATTGGATTGAGGTATTAAATGAAAACACAGATTTTAGAAATCCAACTTCTTATACTAATACAGTTAGAGTTACATACCCTAATGCTGTATCAGCTCAAGCATTTGGAGAATATACTAAGAAGTTTTTAAAGAACTTAGGGTATCCTGCTAATAATATGGTTACTTCTATTTCAGCTTGTTCTGATGATTTAAATGGACCAAACTTTATAGATTATGATAATATAGGTCAAGGACCAAATTCAGTAAATGAATTTCTTGGACCTTTTTATTCAGGTGGATTAGCTGGTTATCCTCATACAGGTATTACAGGATTGGGAGCTTTTGCAAGTCATATTACTGATACAGGAGCTTTATTTGTAATTAACATGCCTCATATAGGTATATCTAATAGTGGAGTGGTAGGACAAAGTTTACGTAGAGGACAAACTACATTAAATACATCTTGTGGTGCTGTACTTGCAGCCATCACTTGGGTAGCTGCTAATGGATCAGTTCCTACATTTGGTTCAGGTGCAAATTTTTTAATTAATGATTATCAACAGTTTTTATTAACTGATACATTATATCCATTTAAATCTGCTCTTGCTGCTTTACCAGATACATCTGCTAGAATGGTGTATGCTACTGAAAAAATAAGAGATGCAGGTCAAACATTTTTAACTGGTTCTACAGGTATAAAATCAATAGGTGGAACAAATTTAATTAATGGTAGTACAAGAGATATATTTTTTATGAGTGGTACATTTATAAATGTAGATGATGGATATGAAGCTTATATAGATGTAGTGAGTTTTCAAAAACTAGCAAAAGATGCATCAACTTTTACTGATTTAACAACAACTTTTAAAGCAGGATTACCAAAATAATGGCTAAGAAAACTAAAGTTACAGCAGGTGGTGAAAAACATGTAGTGTATAAAAAAGAAAGTGCTACAGGTTTAGGTAAAGGTAAAAAGGGTAGTATTATGGTAACCCATCCTACATCAGATAAAGGTAAATGGGATACTATAGATCTTACACAAAAATCTAAAGCTAAGACTGTTAAACAAGGAATAGCTTCAGTTAAGAAATGGCATAAAGAACATCCTTATAAAAAGTAATAATATGGCAAAGACTCCAGCTTGGACCAGAAAAGAAGGTAAAAATAAAACTGGTGGGTTAAACCAAAAAGGAAGAGATTCTTATAATAGTAGTCATCCAGGTTCTCATCTTAAAGCTCCTCAACCAGGAGGAGGTCCTAGAAAAAAATCCTTCTGTGCAAGATCTGCAGGACAGATGAAAATGTTTCCAAAAGCAGCTAAAGATCCTACTAGTAGATTAAGATTAGCAAGAAAAAAATGGAAATGTTAATATGGCATCAGTTAAAATAAAATCAAATTGTTGTTTTTGTAACAAAGAATTTGAAAGACAAAAATATGCTATAGAAAAAACTTTAAAAAATTCTGGAGCTGTATTTTGTAGTATTCATTGTGGAACACAATATAGAAATAAAAAAATATTAAATCAAGGCTTTTCAGAAAATAAAGTTTGTACTAAATGTAATTTAGAAAAACCAAGAACTAATGAATTTTTTCCTAAAAACTTTAAAACATTAGATCAACTTGATAGTTGGTGTAAAGTATGTAGAGCCACATATAGAAATGGAATTAGAAGAGGTTTATATAGATCAATGATTACTGATGAAGATTTAGTTGAATTATTAAAAACAGAATGCTGTACTATATGTGGTTCTATAGAAAAATTAGTAGTAGATCATGATCATAAAAATAATTTTGTAAGAGAAATGCTTTGCAATCATTGTAATAGAGGATTAGGACATTTTAGAGATGACCCAGAATTATTAGAATTTGCTAGAATATATTTATTAGCCAATAGTGATAAAAATGAGGATTTAGAAGAATATAATAATTATATAAAAACTTATGAATAATAACCTCTTACAGATTAAAATAAAGCAGAGACTGAATAAGTTAGCCTCATTGGATTATGATAATCTAGAGTGTTGGCAGATTCAAGAAGCAGCTAATAAAGCTCAGATTGAATGGACTAGAAGACAACTATATGCCATCAATACCCGTAAAGAAGGTGCTGAACAAAGTAGTGGAATAGTTGATGATGTACAGAAGTTATTAAAACATGTAGAATTACCAATGGTGGATAAAGGTATTTATTATGAATGCTCTAATCTACCAGATGATTATCTTCACTATGTTAGAACAGATGTATTTGCTGAGAAAGAATGTTGTCCTGCACGTAGGATGACAGTTTACCAAGTAGAAGAAGCTAATATATCTATCATATTAGATGATAAAAATAAACAACCAAATTTTGACTGGGCTGAAACAGTTTCAACTATAATGAGTAATAAACTTAAAGTTTATACAAACAATCAGTTTGCTATTCCTGAATGTCATTTGATATATTATAGAAAACCTAGAGAAATTAAATTCAATGGTTGTATAGATATAGCAGATGGTACTTTTTATACATCTGACCAAACATGTGAGTTTAATGATGATGTAGCTGAAATAATAGCTGACAATACAGCTATGATATTAGCTGGGGATATTGAAAGTGTTACACAATATCAAAGAGAACAACAAGCTGTACAAACAAATACTTAAATTATAATATATGCAAAAAATATCTAGAAATAGTATATTCTCATCTAATCCAGTAACCGTTATGGTTTCTATGGATGGTGGATCTGAATCATGTGCTCTATGTATGCAAACATCAGCACTAGCTCAAGACTTGTTAAACTGTGTAACAAGCTTTCATAAATTACATCTTAAAGTTACTGGGCTTGGTTCTTATGCAGCTCATAAAGCTCTTGGATCTTTCTATGAAGCTATTGGTGATCATGCTGATGATTTAGTAGAACACTTTCAAGGAGCTGAAGAAAAAATATTAGAACTTCCTAATACAGCCCCAGCAGAATTAAATTCTGTAGAAGAAGGTATTGACTATCTTAGAAAAATAAAAGATAAAGTTATAGCTTTACAATCAGTTATGCCTCACAGTGAAATAGTTAATGAACTTGACAATGTTAAAAGTTTAATTGACTCAACAAAATATAAATTGTTATTCTTAAAATAATTCCTTATATTATATTATAAACACAATAAAAAAATTTTATTTATAAGCCCCTTAAATTTTAAAAACTATGTATTTTCCACATTCGTTTAGGAAGAGCTTTCTTCCTGCATCAGGTACAATCGCTTTAGCTTCAAGTGGTAGTACAGCAAATTTAACAGCTGGTCAAATTGGAATGTTTACTCCA